AGTTGCTGTACATTATTTTCTACATCATCTCTGAAATTGATTGTGATTGGTTCCCAATTATGCTTACCTGCTAAGTAAATCCTAGAATTGTATGCGTCAACAGTAATTTGGTCAAAGCTAAGGTTAGGTCGAGTAACATCTATTACATGCTTGGTAACCTCCTTTTTCTTTTCTACTGAGCCTGTAGCACCAAACGAAGTAAAAATCACTCTAAATCTATATTGTAATTTTGGCATTAAAAGTCCAGTGCCGGCATCTGTCGGGGTACCGACAGAATCTCCAATTGGCACTGTCATCCCATTTAAACTTGCAACTCCCATTTTTTTTCTCCTTTAAATTCAACCAGATATTTCACCGGTATTTTTTATTCTTAATGGTATATAAATAAACTCTATTGATTTAACCGGTTCTACAGCAACATCAATATAAAGTTCGCCTCTGTCTATTCTTGCAGGTGTATTATTTGATGAATCGCACACTACAATATAATCATAAATTGCTCTTGTTGCAACTAAATCTAGCAAAATAGCCTCAACTCCTGTTATAACTTGGTCTCTTGTTTGAGCATCATTTGGTTCAAACAAATATGGCTTTGTTGCAATTTTCAGCTGTCTGCGTAAAAATATTATCATACGAACAACATTAATCCTGTCTAATGCACTTGCAGTAAGCTGTCTAGTTTTTTGGCCGTATGCCATTAGTCCTGCTCCTGTTACAAATGTAATCGGATTTATATTATTTGAATACAGAGTGTCTCTTAATCCTTCGTTAAGAGCTATTGGTTTGAATTCACCTTCAGCAGTTATGTAACCTGTAGATGATGCATTTGTAATATTACCTCTACTTACTCCGGCAGGAGCAAACCATGGATATGAAACCTGATCGCTTAGGGCAAGTGTCCTAAGCATCATATGACTTGATGGGACAACTACATTATTACCAAAATTATCACTTGTATATCCAGAAGGATAATACATTGCTATGTATGGATCAGCTGTAACAACTCCATCAATTCCGTCTTCAGCAACAACATTTACGTTGGTACCCCAGTTATTTAAAACAGTTCCATTTGGTTGTAGTCTATATGGTGTATCACCGACTATAAATGCTGATAATCCTCTATCATAATTCAAGTTTATTAATTCATTGTGTAATTCTGGATACCCTGGACAAGCCATTAAATTAAATACCCTAGATTCGTCGTCTCTAATTTCCTCATTATTATTAACCATTGCTTGCAATCTTTGTACTACAACTTTACGTTGAGCGTGTCTGCCAAAAGTACCAGCTCCGTCTAGTCTATTTCCTGACTCTGTTTGCCATCTTGCTTCTACATAAGCTGACATGGATTCGTTGCCATATCTTATATTTTTTTCTGCAGTATCTATTGCATTTTCTACATATTGTTTTACATTAAATCCACTTCTTCTAAGATTAACTAATAGCATTCCTTTTGGATAAAGTGCAGGATCTGGGCTGTCAGGATCTACATAATCTGATAAAAGCAAATCTTCAATATCACCTGGCTTGTCACTGTTGGCTCCTGCAGTATTAAAACGAGCATCTGCAAAAAGTACACCATCCTCTGTTGTTTGATCCGTAGTATCGATAGCAAACCATCGTTTTTTTATAGGTAAATCAGTTCTTAAACCATTATACTTGTAAATTTTTAAGTATTCGTCTATTACTGATGTATCAATCCATAGATCTCCTGTAACTAATTCTGTTTGATCTGTTTGTAGCAATGGAACGGTTGCACTTACAATAGGTCCTGCAGGATCTGTTTTACTTCCTGCTACTGCAGAGTAATAAGGACTTGGTACAGTAGAAAGACCTGACGTTCCGTCATACTGATAACCAACAAATGCGTCACCATTGTGTATTAAAATATCTACTTGATCTACAATAGAACTGTACCATAATTGTCCATCTGCGGTAGGTCCAATTGGCTCGACATCTGAAGCAGTGTAATTCATTGTTTTCCAATACGACGCTTGTAATCGTGAAGGATCACTGGTACCTTGTTGTAAATATAAATTTACTGTACCATTATTACTATCCACATAAGCAGAAAATCCTGCTTCTGCCCAGGCATTGTCATTGTCGTTTATTCTAATGTCTCCTCCTTGCGAATGGAAAACAACTAATCTATTTTGATCGTCTACACTTGCGCTCACATTAGGCACATTTGCATCATTAATAGCTCCTGCCATTAATAATGAATCACTTTCTTGACCTTGTGGGGTAAATGAAACTGTTACAGGAACTGAAAAGTTTGCAACTGTAGCATCAGTAGATGACAAATCAAATGTTAATGGTCCGCCTGTAGTAAAAGATCCTGCAATGATTCTTTGGCCAGTAATCGCAGTTGTACCAACTCCGTTTCTTGAAAAAAGTTTTAAAGTTGCTGTAGGTCTTAAATCTCCGGCAACATCAATTAGTCCATAGACTGTGCCTGCTAGTAGGTTTTTACCGCCGCCGGTTCTATCTAAAGAATAAAGTGCTTCTTCATTTGATTTATATATCGGTACATCTACAGGTTCCCATGTTGCTAAAACTTCGTTGTATTTTGTAACAACAATATTCATACCTAAATTTGGAAATGTAGTTTTTAACCATACGCTACCTGTTGGTCTTGGTTCTGATCCTGTTGCTTTAAATTCAGGAATTTGCGTGTGAGTCGAAACATTTAATTTAGGAACATAATAAACTGCAGACTGGTTAGATCCTATTCCAAGTTGAGCCATAATATCATATGTATTATTTGTTCCTGTAATTGCAACACTATCAATGTTATTTCCTAGACCGTCAGTTCCATCTGAATAAATTGCAAGTCTCCCATCTTCGTTTGCTGCAAAAATATTTCCAGCTACAAAAACTGTGTTGATTGCAAGAACTACAGCGTCTAAATCTGAGCCTGCTGGAATACTCACCGTTCCGCCGGCAATTGTTAAATCTTCTGTAGCATTTGCTGGATTCGCTGTGTAAACTACATCACCAGTTACTACAGGCCAACTTTTAATCCAAGCATCACTACCTACTAATACCCAATTACCACTTTTATTTCTATAATAAATTCTATGCAAAGTAGTAGTTGCAACAACTGCATAGCTTCCTACACCCCCTACTGTTTTATTAGGAGCGGGTAAATCAGATCCATTTGTCTGTAATGAAGCTGCCTCATCTAATAATGTTTCGTCTGTAATTATAATTATTTCCTTAGATTCAAATATTTGTCCTCCAGTTATTAGACTACTACCATTCCATTCTGCTACGCCATAACGAGAAATACTTGTATCTAACCAAAAATCTCCGTCAATAGGATCTGCTCCAGGAGCAGTTGCTGATGCTTCTAATTGTGATAAATCTAGATTAGCTCGCAGGACATATGCTCTGTTAGCAATGCCTAAATAAGAATATGCAGCATTTAATCCATACTCGTTCAACTCTCCGCCATGAATTGGATTGTTACTTGTATCAACTTTAAAGATTGGATCTCCAAAAGTATCTACAAGATCTCGTTGCGATGTTATTAAATATGGCGTTTCTGCGTTTGTAGCTAGGGTTCCTGCTGCAATTCCTGTTCCGCTACCATTAGGTTTATTTGCTGCTGTAGCGATAAAAATACAAGGAATCGTTCCTCCATCTGCTGGGGTATAAAAGCTCTCGTCTACTACACTAACTTCTACACCTGGTGATACTAATGCCATTGTTGTCTCCTTTTTGGCTTATAACTTTTTTTACTAAAAGTATTTATTTGTTTTTGTCAAAAAAAAATTCAAAGAAATTGTAAAAAAAGGGGGAAAAAGGTTGCTAAATATTTTATGAGACCATTGTGTATCTGCGGAATGAGGGCGGCAGCCGTAAATTATAAAAAAAATAATAAAATATATTATAGGAAAAAATGTGAAGTTTGCTTGAAATCTAATAAAACGGCTGTAGGAATTCCATTATGGAAGATAGCAGGATATATAAAAAAAAGTTATTGTGAAAAATGCAATTTTAAAAGTAACTTTAGCGAACAATTTAATGTTTATCACATTGACGGGAATTTAACAAATTGCAAAATTAACAATCTGAAAACTATTTGTGCTAATTGTCAACGTATTTTGTATAAAGAGGGAGTAAAATGGAAGCAGGGAGATTTACTTCCAGATTTTTAACCTATAATAAATCCATATCCAGTTCCGCCTGCAACTGCTGTAGAAATTTCTTGTTCTAATTTTTCCATTTCTGCCTGCGCTTCGCTTTTTAATGCATCACCATTAAGTTGTCCTCCGCCTTGGGGACCTGCAATTGTAGCAAATTTAGATCTTGCTTCTCCGAGCATCATTTTACTAATTGCTAAAGCATAATCTCTAATCCATACTCTAGCCATATAATCACTTAAAAGCTGATCATCTGGTCTATAGTTATAGCATTCAAGTAACAGAGTTTCTTCTGCTCTAGGACGTTGTAATATGGTCAATATATGTCTTGTCCTATTCCAATTAAATTCTATAAAAGATCCAAACATCCTTCCTACAAGTTCTTGGAATTGACTGAAAAAATCGTAAGTTGCTAAACCGCCTAAATTAGAACTAGCAAGTAAGTAGGTGTTAGTGTATGCTAGGTTAAATGGTTCAAATATGCTTCCACCGTCACCTCCGCCTGTTCGAGAGCCTATACTACGTCTAAATATTCGTCTTACCTCTAAAATTTCTTTTGGAAGGGTATAGGTATTCTGATCTACTATTGTTGGCATAAAAAAATAACTCTCTTCTGTGCTATTTTCATTACGCTGCCGATATCTTGATAATGCTTTGTCTAATGCAGTTTCATAATGTACAGGATCAAGCTCTACATCTACCATTCCACCACCTAACATGTTGTGAATGTAATCATAAACTTCTTGTCTTAACGTAGCTAATTCAGTCATATTCTTAGGTCTCCTATTGTATTTATCGACGATAAATACAATATGCCTAGAATATCTTTATACAAACCTACAAAAGGTAATGATTACAATTTTATAGATGCAAGAATTTTTGAAATGTTTACTGTTGGTGGCACTGATGTAAATATCCACAAATATTTAGGACCAAAAAATCCAACTGTTGAAGATGCAACCGCAGATATTCCTCATTATGATGTTATAGCTGAAACTAACATTCAAGATTTGTTATTTTTAGAAAATAGAGACAGGAAATATGATGAAAATATTTACACTATACGTGGAATTTACAATGTTCAAGACATTGATTTTAATCTAAGCCAATTTGGGTTGTTTTTAAATAATGATACACTCTTTATGACTATACATATTAATAGCTCAGTAAAAACACTAGGTAGAAAAATAATGAGCGGAGATGTCCTTGAATTACCGCATATGAAAGACGAATATGCTGCAAATAGTCTTCATGTAGCTTTGAAAAGTTATTATGTTGTTGAAGAAGTAAGTAGAGCTTCAGAAGGATATAGTCCAACATGGTATCCTCATTTATATAGGTTGAAATGTAAGCAGATAGTAGATAGTCAAGAATTTAAAGATATTTTGAATTTGCCAATGGACGAAGAAGTGCCGGCAGCTGGTAGTTTACGAGATTTATTATCAACTTATGAAAAAGATATGCAGGTAAATGCTGCAATTATATCACAAGCAGAAGAAGATGCTCCGTTAAGCGGATATGATATTTCTCATTTTTTTACAGTTGCATATAGAGAAGATGGTTCAGTTGATATAGTAACTGTTGATATTACTACATTAGATGCAAGCACCGTAAACGAATTTGCTGATAGGGTTATGCAAACTCCTACAAAATCAGGATATGACGGGTATATAATTGGAGATGGACTGCCGCCAAACGGAGAACTATTTGGACATGGGGTGTTATTTCCAGAAGGTAGTGCTCCAGGAGATTATTTTTTAAGAACAGATATGAAACCAAATAGACTTTTTAGATTTGATGGAAGAAGATGGCAGAAAATGGAAGATATACAACGGCATACCTTATCTAACGTAGATGATCGGGCAACATTGAGATACTCATTTGTAAATAACACAAATACTACAACTGTAGATAATGAAACTGTTCCGGAAAGGCAAAGTTTGAGCAAAGCATTAAGGGCAAAAACAGATAATATTTAAGGATCTTTATGCAACATTTTTACGACGGTCAAATTAGAAAATATGTTACACAAGTCATAAGACTCTTAAGTAATTTTAAAGTCAAAGATATTGACAATGAGTATAGAGATGTTCCTTGTGTGTATGGAGATTTAAGTAGACAAGTTGGATCAATTTTAAAAGACAATTCTGAATTAAAAATTTTAGGAGTCCCTAAAATTAGTGTTTATATTACAAATTTAGAGGTAGATAGGTCTAGAACATCTGATAGCACATTTGTAAGTCGTCGCAATGTAACATTACGAGAGTATGATCAAGAAACTGACAGTTATACGTCAGCAAAAGGTAAAAGTTATACAGTAGACCGTGTTATGCCTAGTCCATATACTTTATCTTTAAATGCAGATATATGGACATCTAATACTGATCAAAAATTACAAATTATTGAGCAAATACTCATGCTTTTTAATCCAAGTTTAGAAATTCAAACAAACGATAACTGGTTAGATTGGACAAGTTTAAGTGTTTTAAATTTAGACCAACTTACATTTAGTAGTAGAAGTATAGGTACAAGTACTGAAACAGAAATAGATATTGCAACATTAGGGTTCACAACTCCTATTTACATTTCATTGCCGACAAAAGTTAAAAAATTAGGAATCATACACACAATTATAACAAGTATTTTTAACGAACAGGCTGGCAATGTTGATCTTAATTTAACTATGCCTGAGTTATTAGCATATTCTGAAAATAGATATAGATCAACAAGCACTCATAAACCAGTAACAGACGAAAATGGTAATGTGATTCATGAGTACGGGCCTAAGGTAGGAGAAAAACCAGATGTGGATAGTGTAGTTGCAACAACTGTGGATAATTATGGCCTCTTTGTGATTGATAATACTGCTAAATTAATTTATAAAGAACACATAGGTACAGTAACATGGAATGAATTTTTCTTGAAATATCCTGACAAATATGTTTCTGGTATTACAGAATTACATTTATACCTGCAAGATCTAAATTATGATATTGTAGGTACGGTTAGTATAAATCCTCTAGACAATTATTGTCTCAATATTTCGTTTGACATAGATACATTACCTACTGATACAATTATTTCAGGTAATACAAAAATACACTATATAATAGATCCAACGAAAACAAATCCTACAAATTTAAAATTTGTAGGTTTACGTGTTTTATTGTTAGAATCTGCAATTGGTGCAGATAATAATGTAGACGGTGCTGATGCATGGAAAAATACAAACGGAACAGATTTTGTTGCAGATGCAAATGATATTATTGAATGGGATGGTGCAAATTGGAATATTGTGTTTGATGCGAGCGAGCATGATCTAAGCATAATTTACACTACTAATCTAAATACAGGAATACAATACAAATTTCAAAATAATAATTGGATCTTATCGTATTTTGGAGAGTATCCACATGGTACATGGAGTGTTCAATTTTAAGATAACTATTTTATGCATGAAATAGTTTGTAGTGGCGCATTAATCTACGCAAGGAATAATCAAAAATTTTTATTTTTACATCGAGCAAAAGGTAAAAATGGAAACCTTTGGGGGTTAGTTGGGGGAACAAATGAAAAAAGCGAAACTCCTTGGGAAGCATTAGAACGGGAAATTCTAGAAGAAATAGGCCCTATTGATATTAAAAAAACTATACCTCTCGAAACTTTTGTTAGCAAAGATGATCATTTCTTATTTCATACATATTTGTGTGTAGTTGATAATGAATTTTTACCTCAATTAAATGAAGAACACAACGGATTTGCTTGGGTATCATTTAAATATTGGCCAAAACCATTACATCCAGGCTTACGTAATACCTTAAATACAAAAATTAATCAAGCAAAATTAGAAACAGTTATAAAATTATTAAAACTTTTAGAAACAAATGGAAAATAACGTAAAAAAAACA